AGTCCCCCCAGCTCTGATTTTTGGCGAAAATCATGTCAAAGTTTATGCTTCTAAAATTATCCAATCGAACCAGCTTCCCCAAAATGCTCTCATTTTAAATATACCTCTATTACCAGCCACTATTTGAATTGTACCATAAGAGTAGGTTACAACGATAATCACACCATGTTCAACATTGTTATCCGAAAAATAAAATCCTGTTTCTCTGATGTTATCTAGCGAATCAGATTCTTGTAAAACCCTTCTAAACATGAACGGAAACAGCTTCAAATTAGTGAACAGTCCCCCCAGAACAATTTTTGTGGTTTATTTTGTAAATGCAGAAGAATTTTTTTAACTTTAAAAACAAAAAGTTGAGTATGTTAGAGAAGATCAGATATCGTTTAGTTTATAACCGGCAAAACAAGTTAAACCGACAGGGGACAGCCCTTGTACAAATAGAAGCCTATCTGAATCAGAGGAAGGTATACTTTAAAACCAATGTCTATCTAAAGCCGGAATGTTGGAGTAAGGATGGTGCCCAAGTAATCAACCATCCGCAGTCGCAAGAACTTAATGCAATGCTATATGAGCATATATTGGAATTACAGGCTATAGAGTTAAGCTATTGGAAGAGAGGTCTTGAATCTAACTTATCCACATTGAAGGAAGCTGTAAGGAAGGGGGTAAAACCCGTGGTTTCGTTTCTTAAGTTCGCCCAACAGGTTATAGTGAATTCCGATAGGAAACCGGGAACCAAGGATAACATGCTGGGCACGGTAGCCACATTGAAGGAATTTCGGAACGTGATAGAGTTCACGGACATCAATTATACGTTTCTAAAGGAATTTGACGCATTCTTGCGTAACAAGGGATTGAAAGTAAACACGGTAGGGAAACACATGAGAATACTTCGTACCTTGGTGAATGAGGCGATTAACGAAGGCTATATATTACAGGAGGCATATCCTTTCCGTAAGTTCAAGATCAAGAGGGAGAAGAAGGAACATAACTTCCTGATGCCTGCCGACTTGGAAAAATTGGAAAATCTTAAACTGCCGGACAGGAAGAACAACAGCCGGCACATACTGGACGCATTTCTCTTCTGCTGCTATTGCGGATTGAGATTCTCCGATTTTAAACAACTTACCTATAAAAATCTGATAACGATAGACGGAAAAGAATGGTTAGTGTTGAACAGTGTCAAAACAGGTGTGAAACTTAATATCCCGCTATATCTATTATTTAACGGAAAGGCACTGGGCATAATGCGGAAGTACGACAGCATCGAACAACTGGCTGCATTAGGTTGCAATTCGGACACTAATCGGACATTGCAGAAATTGGGAAGAATGGCGCATATCGGCAAGAAGTTCACTTACCACACAAGCAGACACACTTGTGCCACTCTCTTGGTTCACCAAGGCGTTCCGATAACCACCGTCCAAAAACTCTTGGGGCATACATCGGTCAAGACAACAGAGATATATTCCGAGGTGTTTGATGAAACGATCATCAAGGATCTGACAAGGGCTAACCAGAAGTATTATAATCGTAGAAATGTAAAACAAAATCAAATAAAATCTCAAAAATACCCGGAAAAATACCTCAGACAGTAGAAATTTATAGGAGCTATCTGTTTTATACTTGTTTTTCCGAACCCAATCCATAACATTCGTTTCCTGTCAATAAAAATACAAACTCGCCAGTCTTGCCGTTCTATTAATTCTCTTCATTCATCCTGCAAGTAAAAAATATTGCATTAATGGCAATTTTTTAAGAAGATTGGTTTTTGTTTCAAAATTGGCTCTCTACAACTAATTAATATAGTTTTCTTTTTGTATTTCGTTTTAGAATTGATACCTTTGCTATTGTCTTCTCAGGAGAATGGGATAGAGAGTAGGACGTGGATTGAACGGCTGCTGTGCTTTTTGCTGGCGGCTGTTCTTTTTTTGTGCAAATAATAAATTTATTCTCATATTTATTTGTGTATATAACAAAAACGTTATATATTTGTAGCGTAAATCAAATCGAAGCGTATGAATTGGCAAGAGATGAAGAAAAAGGCGGTCGATAATGGTTTTGTTTTTTTGAAACACGGCAGTCGTCACGACATATACGTGAACAAGGCTAACGGGAAAATCATTTTATTGGAACGTCATTGGTCGCAGGAAGTGCGCCCCGGCTTGATGAACAAGCTGAAAAAGGAGATCGGGTTTTAATGCCCGGTTTCTTTTTCAGAAATAAACAATATATGATATGAATGTGGTTATAGAAAAGCAGAAATCAGGAACTTACATCGCTTACAATGTAGATTGCGATGGGGTTTCTCTTATGGGTACAGGTGTTACAGTCAATGAGGTTAAAGATGATTTTTTCAACTCCATTCAGGAAGTAATAGAATCTTGTAATGAAAGTGGGTTGAAAGTTCCTGAGTGCTTGATTGATGCGGAGCCTGTGTTTAAATTTGATGTATCGTCTTTGTTTGAATATTACAGTGTGCTTAATGTAAGTGCTTTTGCGCGGTATGTCGGTATTAATGATACGCTTATGAGGCAATATAAAAAAGGTGATACGTATATATCAGAGAATCAATTAAAAAGGATTGAGAATGGAATACATGCACTCGGACAAGAATTTACCCGTCTGAAGCTCGTTTGATTTACGTCCTTGTTTATTTCAGACAGAGAGGACACCTTTCCCGTTAAGGTGTCCTCTTTTTGTGTTTAAATGTTAAATATTGCACAATGCAAGAAAATATATTGTGATTTGTTTTGCTATTACATCACAATATAGTATATTTGCATTGTGATAATAAAACAATGAATAATTAAAAGACAATAGAAGATTATGAAAGCGATAGTAGAAAATCCACTGATAAATTGTGAACCAGAAGTTTTACATCTTTTCGTTCAAATAATCAATGAGATAACTTCTTGCATGTCAGAAGCCGAGTTAAGAGGCTGTATGAACTCTTTAACAGTACAATACCCTTACTTTAAGCTGTTCTTTGACTATGGTTTTGAAAACAATCACATGTGGGTGAAAGAATCAGATTCTATGGAAACATTGATATTTGTTGAGTTCTAATCCGATATCCTTAAAAACAACAAGCAATAACAAACAAAAACATATGATGAAAAAAAGATATACATACAATGAAATAGTAGATAGATTTGGGAAAGATATAGCAGACAAGGCAATATCAACTGGTGCAGAGCCTACAAGCTGTGTAGTTGATCCGCTACATGAAGGTCTAAGTCTGTGGGCTGAAGCTCCTATTGAGATTGATGGCTATATGATCCGCGCATATTACTACTTGACAGAAGAGGATGAACAGAATTTAGACTTTTTTGATTGGGAAGAGAAAGCAGAATTTGAGGTTGAAGAAATTTTTTGGTAATAAATATAAAGCTGGTGACAACAGATCAATTCAGTATCAAGAATATGAAAACTTTCAATTCATTAGATGCAGATTTTCGCAGAGCATTCAAGCTGGCAGCAAAGCAAGGTATAGTTAAATTCACGGTTGAAGGAATTAAAGACGATCCCGATTCGATTTATCCAATGTTTGAAGTATCGAACAATCACGTTACTTACTATTCCGTGCAGAGACAAGAGAGTGTTTGTATAACTGACATGAAGATAAAGGCTGTTATCTACTAATTAGCATGAAGAACAAACAATTAAGGGAATAAAAAACAGAGGCGGATTTCTCCGCCTCTTCACTATACAGTGAGCTGTATAGAAAATACTAATTTGTGAGCAAATCACAATGACATTTTTAATGTCGTTTCAATCCACGCACCGAAGTGCGACTAACATCGTTGATGTTCGATGCAAAGGTGCAACTTTTTGAAATAACGAGCAATAAATTATTAATGTTATAAAACATATTAATTATGGCAAGAAGACGTTCTATTACCCTAGATCAAGAGTCTAGGGTATTGTCCCTATATAAGGACGGGATAGCTATCAAGGAGATAATAAGAAAAACAGGGGTACGGTCTGAGCAGACAATATACAGGATATTGGACAGCAATGGCGTGCCAAGACGTCCCAAGGTTAGAGGTGTAAGAAAAATATTTGTCACGATAGAGGAAGATGTAGCTGCTATCTTGAATAAGGAGCAATCAGTATCATTATATGTCAATGAGGCTATAAGATTCTATCACGATAACCGGCGTTAATTGCCGGTTATTTTTTGTAATAAGGGAAACAATATTTATCTTTGTGGGGAGCGTGTGAAGATGCACGCCACTTATATTATGACGAAAGGACATTATACAATTTCATAAGACCAAGAGCTTGTTGCGGATTAGTTTCCGTGGCTGGCTCTTTTTTTTGTCATACAAAACAAAGGTTAGTTGAAAATCGGGTAATCCAAAACGTGTAATTGATGGTAATTAAAAGTTAACATAAAATTAGGTAATATGACAGATTTAGTTTTTAAAGGTCGGAATGACCAAGTTTTAACTAACAGCCTATTGGTGGCTGAAAAGTTTGGAAAAGAACATAAGCATGTCTTAGATGCTATTAGAGAGCTTATACAGGGGTGTGCCGAAACTTCGGCTGACCCTATGTTTGTTGAAACTATTTATGTTAATGAACAAAATAGGCAAGAATACCCAATGTTCGTAATGAACCGTGATGGATTTACTCTTTTGGCGATGGGTTTTACTGGGAAGAAAGCCCTTAAATTCAAGCTGGACTATATCGCAGCCTTCAACGCAATGGAACGATCATTGAAAGAAATTAAAACTCCTCAAACATATGCGGAAGCGTTGCGCCGGCTTGCGGATGAGGTGGAGGCAAAAGAACAGATTCAGTACCAGCTTGAACAGAAGACCGAGCAACTTGATGAATCCAAAGAATGGTACAGTATCAAGCGTTGGGCAAAGGAACATAATATGAACTGGCGTTGCATCAACTGGCGAAGAATGAAAGCATTGTCTTATGGATTGGGCTACGAGATCAAGAAGATATTTGACGCCAACTATGGACAGGTGAATATCTATCATATTAATGTGTTCAAAACTTACTTTCAATGAGAGATGTAATCTACAATTTTATAAATGAGTACATGATGATACACATTGTGCTTATAGCCTTGTGTATTGCGGCTACAATGGGGGCGATGTTAGTGGACCTTATTACGGGAGTTATGAAAGCCAAGCAACGGGGGGAGGCAAGAACATCCACGGGGTATAAGAAAACAGTCGTCAAAGCGAAGAAGTATTTCACCCCGTTCATAGAATTGTGCTTCATTGACCTGTTATGCTGTGTTGTTATCCCCTTCCCTGTTTTTTCTATGATCTGGACGGGTTACTGTATTTTCTGTGAGTTTAAATCGGTACGCGAAAAATCGTGGGAAAAAGCGGAGTTGCGCAAGGCAGAAAAGACAATGAGTGTAATTATCGAGAACAAGGATGATATTGCCAAGATCATGGCTCAGATATTGTTTGATAACGAAAAAGAAAAGGAGGGAAAGAAAAATGGCTGACGTAAGAAAACTTGCACCGTTTATCCTGAAGTGGGAAGGCGGTTTTGTAAATGACCCGGACGATTTAGGAGGGGCTACCAATATGGGTGTGACCATTGGAACTTATGAAGCGTATTGCCGAAAGAAAGGCTATCCCAAGCCTACGGTTGAAAGATTGAAAAACATCACGAAAGAGGAATGGACGGAGATTTTGAAAGCCATGTATTGGGACAGGTGGAGAGCTGACGAAATTAAATCCCAATCCATAGCTGATATCCTTGTCGATTGGATTTGGGCAAGCGGAGTGCACGGTATCAAAATACCGCAGGATTTGCTTGGCGTGATTCCTGACGGCATTGTCGGGCCTAAGACACTTGTCGCAGTCAATTCCCGTAATCCTCGTGAACTGTTTGATCAGATCAAGATTGCACGGTTTGATTTCATCGAGGATATATGCCGGAAACGTCCTGCAAACAACAAGTTCAAACGGGGCTGGATGAACCGTATAAATGATATAAAATTTGAGGAATAACATAAAACAATAAGGCGTTCTTTGACATGATGGGATTGTAGTAGAAAAAAAGTTATCATTTTACTTGTGTAATAGTAGAATAATAGTTATCTTTGTGGCGTTAATCCATGCAACTAACAATAGTTGTTTCAGTGAAACTAATTTTTTTAGAAATGAAAGTTTTAAAAGTAAAAGTTGTAATGACTATCTTGGAAGCGAATGGATGGATACATGTTCGGACAAGAGGGGACCATTGGATTTATAGAAAAGAGGGTGAGGCTCGTCCTATCCCCGTTCCTGGGAATCCCAATGATGATCTTGCTATCGGAACATTGAAATCAATATTTCGGCAAGCCGGAATAACGGATGAGGACTTGAAGAATTATTGAACGTCCATTAAGGGGCAGGGTAATTTAACCCTGCATCCTTTTATTGGATTGGGAATGATAAAATAACCCTTAAAAAATAAGAGATATGAAAACTTTAACTGTAATCATCGAACGCACAGAAAATAACTATTCTGCTTATATAGAAGGCGTTGATGGTGTTGTGGTGACAGGACAAAGTGTAAAAGAGATTAAAAGAAACATTATTAGTGCTATCGACGCGCTAAAAGATGAATGCAAGGAATTTGGTGGCGAAATTCCGGAAGAATTGGAAGGTGATTACTCTTTAACATTCAAAATGGATGTGAAATCAGTTCTGGATTTTTATTCCCATGTTTTTACAAAATCCGGATTGGAGAGAATTACGGGAATAAATCAAAAACAGCTATGGCATTATGCTTCTGGTAATAGAACTCCAAGACCGGAACAAGCTTTGAAATTGGAAAACGCTTTGCATGATTTAGGTGAAGAATTATTAGCAATAAACTTATAAGTTCCAACGCTTCCAAGAGCTTGAACTTTCTCAATGGCAATCCCATCATTTCTTAGGGGTTGCCATTTTTTTTATGTAAAGAATTTAAGTTATGAGACAAAGGATCTATATATGGATTGCGGTAGGGATAGCATTGCTATTGCTGTTTGGATCATGCCGGAGCATAAGGTATGTCCCAGTAGAAACTATAAGGACTGACAGTCTTTATCTTACCGTACACGAACGTGATTCCATTCACATTAAGGATTCTGTCTATATAAGGGAGAAAGGCGATTCAGTGTTTGTTGACAAGTGGCATATAGTCTACCGTGACAGGATGATTCGCGATACAGCCTATATAGAGAAGGAGAAAGAGTTAGAAGTCCCCTACCCTGTGGAGAAGGAATTAACATGGTGGCAGAAGACGAAATTAGAACTAGGAGAGTTTTCAATAGGTATTATATTAATATTATTAATCGTAGTCATTTGGCTGGTAAAGAAGAAGGGAGGTGCAAGATGAAATAGTAACCAGAATGCCACAGGTAGAAGCGTGGCGCATATAGAAAAACTCATTTAACAAAAGTAATTCTTTCAGGGGCTTAGAATCAAAAAAAAGCCCCCAACGCTCATATTAATATTGCCACATAAAAACATGATAAAAGCATAAGACACTGCACGTTGGAGGCTAAATATCTTCAACAAAATGTCTTATGCTTTGTTCATCGATATATCTTGTTTTATGTGGCATGGCAAAGATAAGAATAAAAAATTAGAAAAAACATGTGCAAGTCAGAAATCTTTGCCAAAATAATTAATATTGTTTCAAAAGAAACAGAAGTGTCTGTAGACCAAATATTATCATCTGATAAGAATATGGAAACAGTGGATGCCCGGTATCTTCTTGTATTTTTTCTTTTCGAAAGCGGTATGTACCCTTCACAAATAGCCGCTCATATCCATAAGACTAAACGTGCTGTCAACTACATGATATCCAATTTCCATGAGAGGATGGAGAGTGGGAAAATGATGAGAATATATTGGGACGATATAAAGAATTTGTTGGGAAACAACTGATTTTCTATGAGTTATGATCTATATACTTTTGTGCACGGTCGATCTTGACCGGATGCAAAATACAAATACTTATGGAACGAACTTATGTTTTTAACCAAGACGGTGGAACCGGCGCAAACAATGGCCTGCTTGCGTCCATTCTTCCGTCCTTGCAGAACCGTGGAATTGACACTGGCTATCTGATGGGGCTGATGGGAGGAAACGGAAACGGAGGTTTCTTCGGAAACAATGGCGGTTTTCAGGACATCATCGCATTGATTGTGATTGCAGCCATCTTCGGTAACGGGAACTTCGGATTTGGTGGCAACAACAACCAAGGAGCGAACGAAGGAAGAGAAATGATCATGCAGACACTTAACCGAAACGGTGTCGACATTGCAGCATTAGCACAAGCTGTGAACACATCATCAGACCAAATCCTTGCCGGTATTAACTCTGTATCACAGGCTATCTGCGGTCTCGGCAACCAAATGGGCCAGAACACCAACAGTATCCTCACTGCGATCATGCAAGGTAACAACGCTCTGACATCTCAGATCTGTAGCTGTTGCTGCGATATGAAACAGCTTGTAACCACACAAGGATACGAGAGTCAGCTTGCAATGTGCAACCAAACTAACGCATTAATCAACACTGCTAACCAAAACACATTGTCATTGCGTGACGGTGCTACTGCCAACACGAATGCTATCCTTGCCAAACTTGATGCAATTCAAAATCAGGCATTGCAGGACAAGATCGCATCTCTTACTGCGGAAAAGGCTACTTTAACAGCCGAAATATCCCAGCGTAATCAGAACGCCACTATCCTGAGTGCAGTAGGACAACAGATTGCTCCTTTGGCAGCCGGATTGCAGGCATTACAAAGCGATGTTGATGGAATCAAATGCAAGCTCCCCAATACTGTGAGTGTTCAATACCCCAATTTAACCGCTATTAATACAGATTGTTTCCGTGCAGCCGCCTACGGTGCATATATGGGTGACGCTGTATACGGACGTAGTGGATGTGGTTGCAACAACTACTGGGGTTAATCCGGTAAGAAAGGAGGTAGATATGTGGCCTAACTTTTTTACAGGATTCCCATTCCCATCAATCGGAAGAGCAAACTTCAATACTCTTCCTACGGTGGCTGTGACAGTCGGTACGGAGAATGTTACTCTTGAACTCCCTAACCATGCGTTCCGTAACAGGGATTATGTTGGGGGATTCTATATCAGTCTCCGACAAGCTATACCTGCCGGTACGACTGCTACACTTCCGATATTGATAGGAACTAATGGGGACACAAGACCGTTGATGGCTTATAACAATGAGCCTGTGACTGTTGCAAACTTGGCTGGAACCGGCATCTATGAGATTCATTATAACAAGTACACCAACGAATTGTATCTTGTTAATGGAGGGTACAGACCGACAACGGCTCCGGCTCCTACAGTAGAAACCGCTTCTTTACGGAGCAAGTAATAATTAACATGGAGTTTTGTGGTGGTTCCCAAAATGGGAATAACCACACTCCTTAAAATTAAACAATCATGTTTCAATCACTTCGTACCAATAACCAATTGTATATACTTCATAAGGATGCTAACCCGTTTATCGAATACGGTCCGGTGGTCAGCGTTTCCGCTCCCAAGCCGAAATATCCTATGGCATCCCCTATGGGACAGTTGCCCCAAATGGAAATGGTTGTGGATGTTGTTGTCTGCATCAACGGGCAGAACACGACATTCCAAAATCTTCCTGCCGGCATGGATATAGCCGACTTCGGACAGAACGGGAATATCGTAGTGTCATGCTCGCGTGATGCTATGAATAACGAGGTCGCTTCTATGAAACAGAAAAGCATAGACATCATCAACAGCATGGACTTCCACAATTCCGTCATTGCAGGGTGTGACAAGATGCTTACGCTCTTGAACCCTGAATTTGCCGAGAAACAACGTCAGGAGCAGGAAATATCCTCTCTGAAAGGGCAAATGGCGGAAATGAGCAAGAATATGTCTGACCTTATGGATTTGAACAAACGGCTCATGGAACAGCTCGGAGTGGTTGAAACATCCAAAACAAAGAAATGATTATGGGAATGTGGGAAATATTAGAAGAAGGGCGTGACGATTACGGACGCGGCTTCGGTATGAGAGGTGACGAGGTGGAGGAAGCCTATAAGGAAGGCTGCCGCAAAGGTTACGAAAAAGCCATGAGAGAAATGCGCGGAGAAATGGGTTTCCGTGATGGCGGAAGAAGTTATTCAGGTGGTGGAAGCTCATCCGGCATGGATGAACGCAGATACCCCGGATACTTTCCTGAATATCCGCGTATGGATGACATGGGCGAACGCAGACGCAGACGCGCCAACGGTGAGTTTTATTAATGGTGGAGGGGTGGAATGCCCCTCTTTTTAAATTAAAGTTAAGTTATGGAACAGAGATTGGATACATATAGCAAATTCCCATCAGGAATGAAACTTTACTTGGAATCGTATGGATTCCATTTCAGCAAGAAACTTTATGAATGGGCCGTTTCAAAAATGAAGGTGAAAGACGAAGCCACGGGCAAAGAGAAAAAGCTGGAGCCGTGGAGCAAAGATGAAGTGGACGATATGCTGAAAGCGAACGGAATTACCATTGAGCACGACAAGGGTTATGACGTTGCTTATGTCGCAAACATGCTGAAAGCGGATTTCTATAAAAAATCATTGGTTGACGAGGCACATTTATGCAAGCATATAAAATGCTACCTTGATGATATTGATGGCGATCCTTGCAGGGCGTTTGACGAGTTCTTTGCCACCTGTATAGGTAAAGGGATTCCTGTAATCTGGTCGGATGTGATATGATTGTTCAGGAGTTCTACATACCAAAATATGGGGACTGGCACGTCAAAGTGTATTATGCGGTACACACCTATTGGGCGGATCGGATCATTATGGACCTGTACCGTATAGGATGCAGGGGGGATTCCCTCAAGCGTGCGTATCGCAATCTGACTGAAGGCAGAATGAATACCGGTCTAACCTATTCGGACTACAGGAGAAGAGAAACAGTAATGGTTATCTCACTAACCTCCACTCCCGAAGAGTTTCAAAATTCGTGGGATCACGAAAAAGGTCATTTGTGCCGGCATATCTCCAAGGCTTTCGGGATTGATCCCTATGGTGAGGAAGCGCAGTATCTTAGCGGATATGTGGGGCAGAAGATGTTCCCGGTAGCGAAGAAATTTTTATGTGAACATTGTAGAAAGGGACTGGAAAAATAATAATCGAACAGAAGCGTTCTTTGACTTGTTGGAATTACCGTTAAATTAAAAGTGTTAATAGCTATCTTTGATATTGTCATATTGATATAATTACCTATATTTGCACCATATAGGAGTGCTGGTATGTACAACAGCATCCCTTTCACTATAATAAGGAATTTACAGGGACATCGTAATTAGAGAGCCTTCTGTAAATATTGGTATTATTTTCTTGTACTATGAATAAAGTAATTAATATTCCAAATGCGGATAGAGATGAACGAATAGGTAGTGTTTTCAACCATTTATTTTCTGTCATTTTTGCGAATGAACAAATAAGGGATAATGATGTTCCTGTTTGGGATTTTTCAAATACCTCTTTTTTTCATCCATTCTTTTTGTTCCCATTTGCCATATATAAAAGCAAATGTAAGAACGTACAGTGTAAAAATGTGGTTGGATATATGAGAAACTATTTAGAATGTGTTAAGTTCTTTGATATGCTGACAATAAAAGATGACATGGACCTAAATAGTGCGTTGAAAGAATATTTAGGGAAAAGTTATATCCCTATATGTCGCTTTAGTCGATTGAATAAGAATATAGATTCAATGCAGACCATTATTCAAGGAGTTATTGAAAAACAGAAAAATTTAGATTTAAAACTTAAAACTCCACTTTCGTATTTGATTAGTGAATTAATTTGCAATATAAATCAACATTCTGATAGTGATTATGGTTATATATATACGCAATATCTGAAACGTGAGAATTGTTTGGATATATGCATAGCTGATGATGGAATAACAATTTATGGAAGTTATGTCAAGTCACAAAAGATGCTTGATAAGATAGGTGACAATGAAGCTGAAGCATTGAAATATGCAAATGAAGGATATTCGACTAAAGACCTTCCTGATGCTGAAAGTAGAGGGTTTGGTATATCATCTACTAAAAGTATGATTGTGGAAGGTCTTGGAGGGGCATTCTTTATGTTGTCAGGAGGAGCATTCCATAGGCATGATGCATCTGGCGGAAGTGATTATGTAAAATTGCCTGAAACTATTAATTGGAATGGTACGATTATACTTATGAGAATACCATTGACAGTTAGTGAAGAATTTGATTATACGAAGTATATAAAATAGGAGGTATTATGAAAGAAATAATTAAGCTTCATGATCTACTAGGATCTGAAATACGCTCACGTTCTAATGCTGAAATTTTACGAGAAAAAATAGCAGAGCATAGTGGTTCTATAATTGATTTAAGCGATGTTTCTTTTATTTCGAGATCATTCGCTGATGAACTATGTATTTTAGTTGAGAAACATATTATTCAATTACGCAATGCCAGTGGTGTTGTGCAGAATATGCTATCTGTTGTTTCTGAAAGTAGGAAGAAAAAAAGAGTTAGAAAGACTGATGATACCAAAATAAAAGAATTTGATGATATGGAAAGTTTGACATCTTTTCTGGCTACAATTTGATAAGAATGTATTTCTAGGCATATCAATTGAAAATAAATCAAAGCGGTAATTCCCAACGGGTTTTACCGCTTTTTTTATGTTAACAGAATATGGAAGAAGATAAGTTGAACATATTGCTTGAGCAGGCTGATGATGTGCCTCACTGGTATTTCTGCCGTTTACTTGCTGTGATGCGATGGAACGTATAGAGAGGTTCATTTATAGACTGATACCCTTTGTCGTGCTGGCAAGGGTGATATCGTTGTGCTCAAATTTTCATTAGCATTATGTCAGCTTTCATTTCAATATATTCTTTGTATTTGCTTGGGTTGTTTATATAATCTGCAACTCTGTTTATTGCTATTTCTGCCTGTTTAAACCTAGTTTTTGTATAATATCTTACTACTCCTCTTCCATTGTCAGAATGTGCCAGACAATAATCTATTATGCTGTCAGGTATTCCAAGATCGAATGCGTATTGCGCAAATGATTTTCTTGCAGAATAAAATACCACTTTTTCTTTAATCCCTAAATTATCTGCTAATGTAGATAAAGATCTGCATACATACCTTGAAAAATTGTGATAAGAGAATTTATAACCAAAATCGAGTTTGTTTGTTCTTCTGTTTATCCATTGATTTATAATATCTTTAGCCGGTTCTATTATAGGAAGAACGCAGGTTTGCTCTGTTTCTGTTTTAAATCTTGTTTTCATTCTTATAAAGCTTACCTTGTCCCCGTCAAACTTGGCACTCATTATATCAATTAAATTCATTCCTCCTAGATAAAATGACAACATAAAAAGATCTCTTGCTACAATGTATTTTTTTTCTTTGGGATTGCTATACCTTATTGTGTTAACGCTTTTCAAAGAAATATCCAGTTCTCTTGGTGACGATTTGGGAATTTTCTTCTTGATAAAGGGATGTATGTCATATCTTACTTCTCCTGAGTTGATACTTCTGTTTATAACGGCTTTTGATTGTGATAGCATCATTCCTATTGATGTATTTCCTATTTTCTTCGTTTCTTTGAGAAATCTTGAAAATCCTTCTATTAGATTAGGGGTTATATCTGACATTAATATTTCCCCTTTGGTAAATTCTGTAAAGTATCTACAGTTTCTTTCTATTAATATGGCATAACTGTTTCTTCCTTCCTCTTTCAGATTTTTTATAAGAACATTACAGGCCTGTTGGTATGTTACATAGCCATTTTCTTTGAAGCCAGTTCCAGATTCAAGCATATTCTTTATTTGTCTGCAAGAATATAGGGACTGGTTTTTTATATTATCCAATCTTTCTTGCAGTTCATTCATCATGCTTCTTAATTTGGTATTTATGATGGATGCATCTGGTCTTTTTACTACTTGTCCGTTTTTGAACTGGGAAATGTTGTCAATGATAAAGTGTGTTACAATATAGCAAGTTTCCTGTTTATGGCAGACTGCTACCCTTATTTTATGTCTGCCATCCTTTAAAGCTTTTGCCTTGAAAATTGTTAATTTGATAGTTGCCATAATAGATTAAAATTTGAAGGATAAGTTTTGGATAAGTTATTTTGTCCAGTGGTGGACAAAAATCCTTTTTTTTTAATCTATAAATCGAATAGTTATTTAGTAAAATCATTAATATAATATCCTAAGTATAAGATAATTAGTATGGTTTTACCTTTGAGCCGAAACCGGGACTCGAACCCGGGACCTATTCATTACGAATGAATTGCTCTACCAACTGAGCCATTTCGGCAACTGTTTTTTCTGCAATATTGGGTGCTTTTCTGAAAAAGCGTTGCAAATATATATCTTTCTTTCGAAATAAAGAAACTAAAAGCGGATAATTTTTCAGTTATCCGATTTTGTTATGTCAATTGATGCCGGATTTATT